AATGCCGTATAAAAAGATTGCTGAAATCGCAGATATAGCTTGATATTTACACTGATCAGAGCCATATATGTACTACCGAAATTGAAGGAGGTAGACATAGAATGCAGATCAAGTACCATTTGGAAGGCAGCGAGCGAAAGGCCCTTCTGGCCGCCATGCGTGAAATTTTGCAGGATGCGCCCAAGTACATGGGGCCGCCGAGCTTCGCGTTCACGGTCGGGCCGTACACCATCGACCGGCACGGGACGCTGAGCTGCCCGGAGGATGCGGACCCGGCGCAGATCGAAATGCTGATCCACGAACTGGAACACGACGGATTCACCGGCGAGCGCGTCGGCGAACCGGCGCAAACGCAGGAGCGTACCACGGTTGAAGCGACGAAGGAACCTGACCGACTGGCGATTGAGATGCCGAAGGATGGCATGACGCCGGTCACACTGGAGAACCTGCGGCGGCTGGTGGCGAGCAAGGCGACGCTGCTGAAGAAAGCGCTCGGCACGGACAACCTGCCGATTACAGAGCATGCGGATCGGATCGAGTTCGGGTGGTTTCGCCCGACCGACGAGCAGGCGGAGATCGGAGCTTATTACCAACTGGTGCAAAAACTTTGCGAAATGGCGAAAACGCAGAAGCGCGTAACTGCCACCGAACAGCCGGTGGAGAATGAAAAATACGCGTTCCGCTGCTTCCTTCTGCGGCTCGGATTCATTGGAGCGGAGTACAAGGAGTCGCGGAAGATTCTGCTGAAGAACCTTTCCGGCAATTCAGCGTTCAAAGACGCACGGGAAACGGAGGCGGACGCATGAACGGAATTCATCCCGACCTGTTGAAGCAGATGAAAGAGTATTACCGCCCGGGGACGCGCGTTATGTTAATCCGCATGCGCGACCCATACACGAACCTCCGGCGGGGCGATCGTGGAACGGTGACCTGCGTCGACGACGTCGGTACCATACACGTTGCGTGGGACCGCGGCAGTTCTCTGGGTGTGGCGTTCGGCGAGGACGAATGCCGGAAGATTGAGGAGGAGAACCATGAGTAACCGCTTGCTGATCGCTTACGGCAGCAATGTGAACCGCAAGCAGATGGCGCATCGGTATCCGACGGCAAAGCTGATCGGCGCGTCGACGCTGCGAAATCACCGGCTGCTGTTTCGGGGGCCGCATGCCGCGGCAGTGGCGAACGTGGAAGCCCTGAAAGGTCACAGCGTTCCGGTTCTGGTATGGGAAATCACGCCGGCCGATGAAACGGCACTCGACAGGTACGAGGGATTCCCGTACCTGTTCGAAAAACGGCAGTTCCGAATCCGGCTCGATGGCAAGCTCGTCAGTTGCATGGCGTATGTTATGACCGGTGACCATCCGCTTGGGAAACCGAGCGCTTTTTATTACAGCGAGATACTGGAAGGATACAAAGACGCTGGTTTCGATGTGGACGTCCTGCGCACCGCGGTCAGCGAGTCGGCTGAGACCACAGAGGACTAAATACCATTCGCATTGCCATGAAGGCTTCCATTTCGGAGGCCTTTTTTCGTTGGGAGGGAGGCGGCGTCGATTCGAAAACTCAGGAAATACATGCCGACTCGCTTCATGTCGCGAAACTCGGTTTACGATAAAATGAAGGCTGACTTTGCCGTGGACTTTATCGAATGCCTGTCTCATACCAAGGGAACGTGGGCCGGGAAGCCGTTTCTGCTGATCGATTGGCAGGAGCGGATCATTCGGGATCTTTTCGGAGTAGTTAAGCTGAATGGGTATCGCCAGTTCAATACGGCGTATATCGAAATACCAAAGAAAAATGGCAAGTCGGAGCTTGCAGCCGCTGTCGCGCTGCTTTTGACCTGTGGGGATAATGAAGAGCGCGCTGAGGTGTATGGCTGCGCCGCCGACCGGCAGCAGGCGTCGATCGTATTCGAAGTGGCAAAGGACATGGTCACCATGTGCCCGGCGCTGTCGAAACGAGTGAAGATATTAGCGTCGCAGAAGCGGCTCATATACTTACCAACCGGAAGCTACTACCAGGTGCTATCCGCCGACGTTGCGAATAAGCACGGCTTCAACACGCACGGCGTCATCTTCGATGAACTGCATACACAGCCGAACAGGAAGCTCTTTGACGTTATGACCAAGGGCAGCGGCGACGCGCGCATGCAGCCGCTATATTTTCTGATCACAACGGCCGGCGACAATACCAACTCGATCTGCTGGGAAGTGCATTCGAAGGCGAAGGACATCATTGACGGCAGGAAGACGGACGCGACGTTCTATCCGGTTATCTACGGAACGGAAGAGAACGATTTCTGGACAGACCCCAAGGTGTGGCGGAAGGCCAACCCGTCGCTCGGGATCACGATCGGGAAAGATAAAGTTCAGGCGGCGTGCGAGAGCGCGCAGCAGAACCCCGCCGAGGAAAACGCGTTTCGCCAGCTTCGCCTGAACCAGTGGGTGAAACAGTCGATCCGCTGGATGCCGATGGATGTATGGGACAAATGCGCGTTTGCGGTTGACCCGGAGGAACTGGCCGGCCGTGTCTGCTACGGTGGCCTCGACCTTTCGTCCAGCACGGATATCACGGCGTTTGTGCTCGTGTTCCCGCCGCTGGATGAAACGGACAAATACCTGATCTTGCCGTTTTTCTGGATCCCGGAGGAGAACATCGATCTGCGGGTCCGGCGTGATCATGTGAACTACGATCTTTGGCAGAAGCAGGGCTTCCTGCAAACGACCGAAGGCAACGTTGTACATTACGGGTTCATTGAGACGTTTATTGAACAGCTCGGTATGAAATACAACATCCGCGAGATCGCGTTCGACCGCTGGGGCGCGGTGCAGATGGTGCAAAACCTCGAAGGCATGGGATTCACGGTCGTTCCATTCGGTCAGGGCTTCAAGGACATGTCGCCTCCGACGAAGGAGCTCATGAAGCTGACGCTGGAACAGAGGATCGCGCACGGCGGTCAGCCGGTGTTGCGTTGGATGATGGACAACATCTATATCCGCACCGACCCTGCCGGAAATATCAAGCCGGACAAAGAAAAAAGTACCGAGAAAATCGACGGTGCTGTGGCAACGATTATGGCGCTGGACAGAGCGCTCCGCTGCGGCAACGACAATGGGGCTTCCGTCTATGATAACCGGGGCCTTTTATTGATCTGACTGCGGTTCTTCAGCAACATCTTCGGTGATTAATTTACCGGTTTTTTCATAACGCAGACCTTCCTTGGAACTGATCAGTTTCTCACCGAGGACATATTTTCCGTGGTAGAAATCGGAGATGTTCATTTCAAGGGCCTCAATCACACGGCAGACAATCTGGAATGAAGCTGTTTGAATATCACGATCCCCGCTTTCAAATCGTTGATAACTTTGCAGCGGGATCTTTGCTTTCTCTGCTACCTGACTCTGCGTCAAACCGAGAATGACTCGACGCTCACGCAATATTCCGTCGTTCTTCAGATGAGCAACCTGAAAGCCGTCGAGACTAAAATTCTCCATATTGAATACCCCCAAATTGAATTACATCCAGCTGGATGTAAAAATAGTACAGCCAATTGGATGTAATGTCAAGATCAAAAAAAGCCAGATGGCTGCATTTCTAAGGAGAGAGTGTGGATGAGCTTTTTCACAAGTATTTTCCATTCCCGCGACAAGCCGAAAAACTATTTGAGCAGCAGCTTCTACAGTTTCTTCTTCGGTGGCACGTCGAGCGGGAAGCCGGTGAACGAAACGACCGCCATGCAGATGACGGCGGTGTACTCCTGCGTGCGGATTCTGTCGGAAGCCGTGGCTGGACTGCCGCTGAACGTCTACCGCTACAACAATACCGGCGGTAAAGAGAGAGCACTGAAGCATCCACTCTACCGGCTGCTGCACGACGAGCCAAATCCCGAGATGACGAGCTTTGCGTTTCGGGAAACGCTCATGAGCCACCTGCTCCTTTGGGGTAATGCCTATGCGCAGGTGATTCGAAACGCCAGAGGCGAGGTGATTGCGCTCTACCCGCTCATGCCGGACAAAATGACAGTCGACCGCGATAATAACGGCCGGCTTTTTTATTTGTACCAACGCGGAGCAGAGGACGCGAAAGCGGTCGGAAACGACAGGCGGGTTTATTTACCGCCTTCGGACGTGCTTCACATCCCCGGCCTCGGGTTCGACGGCCTGATCGGATATTCTCCGATCGCCATGGCGAAGAACGCGATCGGCCTGGCCATGGCCACGGAAGAGTACGGCGCGAAATTCTTCGCCAACGGTGCGGCCCCGTCCGGCGTGCTGGAGCACCCGGGTACGATCAAAGACCCGCAGCGCGTACGCGACAGCTGGAATGCGGCGTATCAGGGAAGCAGTAACGCACATAAGATCGCCGTGCTTGAAGAGGGCATGAAGTATACGCCCATCGGCATTTCGCCCGAGCAGGCTCAGTTTCTCGAAACACGGAAGTTCCAGATCAACGAGATCGCACGCATCTTCCGCGTGCCGCCGCACATGCTGGCAGACCTTGAAAAATCGTCGTTCAGCAACATCGAACAGCAGTCGCTCGAGTTCGTGAAATATACGCTCGATCCCTGGGTCGTGCGTTGGGAACAGAGCATGTGTCGGGTGCTTCTCTCCGAAAGCGAGAAGCCGGCATACTTCATTAAATTCAACGTCGACGGGCTTCTCCGCGGCGATTACGCCTCCCGCATGAGTGGGTACGCGACCGCGCGGCAGAACGGCTGGATGAGCGCAAACGATATCCGTGAACTCGAAAATCTCGACCGCATTGCGCCGGAACTTGGCGGGGATCTGTATCTCATTAACGGCGCGATGACAAAACTTCAAGACGCAGGGCTTTTCGGGAATGCCCAGCAGAAAAAGGGGGATTCTTCTTGAAACGACAATTTTGGAACTGGGTGCGAAACGAGGATGGCACCCGCACATTGACCCTCGACGGCGTGATCGCCGAGGAATCGTGGTTCGACGACGATGTCACCCCGAAAGCGTTTAAAGAACAATTGAACGCCGGAACGGGTGACGTTGTTGTATGGATCAATAGTCCAGGTGGCGATTGCGTCGCGGCAAGCCAGATCTACACCATGCTCATGGAGTACAAAGGCAGCGTCACCGTTAAAGTCGACGGCATCGCGGCGAGCGCCGCATCTGTTATTGCCATGGCGGGCACCGAAGTGCTCATGGCTCCGACGAGCTTACTGATGATCCATAATCCGCTGACCGTGGCCATCGGCGACAGCGAAGAAATGCAGAAAGCGATCGCCATGCTGGACGAGGTGAAAGAAAGCATCGTCAACGCGTATGAGCTAAAAACAGGACTGTCCCGGGCAAAGATTTCGCACCTCATGGACGCAGAAACGTGGATGAACGCGCAGAAGGCGATCGAGCTTGGTTTTGCCGACGGCGTGTTGACACGCGAAGCGGCGCTGCCCGAGGACGATATTCCGGTCAACAGTTATCAGTTCAGCCGTCGGGCGGTGACGAACTCGCTACTGAGTAAATTGCAGCATATCCGAGCAGAAAAAGAAACCGGCAACGAGGAAACACCGCCGAACGAACCGCCCGCAGAACCGAAATATCTTGTAGAGCCGCTGATTCAGCGGCTCAATCTTTTGAAAGTATGAGGAGGAAATCACATGAACCGTATTCAAGAACTCCGCGAAAAGCGCGCCAAGGCGTGGGACGCGGCAAAGGCGTTTCTCGATACCAAGCGCGGTACGGACGGCCTGCTGTCCGCCGAGGACGTGGCCACATATGACAAAATGGAGGCCGACGTCGTCAATCTCGGTAAAGAGATCGACCGGCTTGAACGACAGGCGGCGTTGGACGCCGAACTGAATAAGCCCACCGCCGACCCTCTGACGAACAAGCCCGCCGCTAACGGTATGGATACGAAATCCGGCCGCGCATCCGATGAGTACAAAAAGGCGTTCTGGAACGTCATGCGCGCAAAGAATCCGCGCTATGACGTGGTCAACGCGCTTCAGATCGGTACCGACAGCGAGGGCGGGTATCTTGCGCCTGACGAGTTCGAGCGCGTTTTGATCGATTCGCTCGAGGAAGAGAATATCTTCCGTAAGCTCGCGCGGGTGATCCAGACATCGAGCGGCGATCGCAAGATTCCCGTCGTGACGACGCACGGCTCCGCGTCCTGGCTGGATGAAGAAGAACTCGTACCTGAGAGCGATGAAGCGTTCGGTCAGACCTCGATCGGCGCGTTCAAACTCGGCACGTTTATCAAGGTATCGGACGAACTGCTCAACGACTCCGTGTTCGATCTGCAGAGCTATATCACGACGGAGTTCGCGCGCCGGATCGGGCATAAGGAAGAGGAAGCCTTCTTCATCGGAGATGCGGACGGTAAACCGACTGGTATCTTCCACACGACCGGCGGCGCGCAGGTCGGCGTTACCGCGGCGGCGACGGCGGCAATTACCGTCGACGAAGTGCTTGACCTGTTCTACAGCCTGAGATCGCCGTATCGGAAGAAGGCCGTTTTCGTCATGAACGACGCGACGGTGAAGGCGATCCGTAAGCTGAAAGATGGACAGGGCCAGTATCTCTGGCAGCCTGCGCTGACAGCCAACACGCCTGATTCGATTTTGAATCGTCCGGTGCAAACGTCTGCCTATGTTCCGACGATCGCGGCGGGCGCAAAGTCGATCGCGTTCGGTGACTTCTCCTACTATTGGATCGCTGACCGGCAGGGACGCTCCTTCAAACGCCTAAATGAGCTGTTCGCCACTACGGGCCAGGTTGGCTTCATGGCGACGCAGCGCGTCGACGGCAAGCTCATCCTACCGGAAGCGATCAAGGTCCTGCAGCAGAAAGCGTAAGAGGATACGGACATGGAATATAACGCAAAGAACTATATGGCGCAGGGCGGCGACCGGCTGGTGATCGGCGGATCGCTCGAAATTCTGGAGGGGGCCTCGGTGACGGGGCTTCCTCCCACTGCGGTTACGCCGGCGACGGAAGAAGCGCTCGGCGGCGTGCTTGCGGCGGCAAAGGCGGAAACTGATACTTTGGAAGCGAAGATCGGAGAGGATCATAAGCTCTACGTATCGCCGTATACGCTTCCTGCGGCGGAAGCAGCTGCGCTGGGCGGCGTCCTGCTTGCGGCGAACCAGGCAGCCAGCACGGCGACGGAGCTATCCGGACTCGTTACTGAATTCAATACGCTGCTTGCCGCGCTGAAGGCAGCCGGGATCATGGCGGCGGACGAGTAACGATATGAGCACGCTGCTGGAGAAGGTCAAAGCGAATCTGATCCTCGATCATACGGAGGATGACGAACTGCTGCAGCAGTATATCGACGCGGCGGTTTCCTACGCGGAAGGCTATCAGCATTTGACCGTTGGAACGTACGAAGCGGCGGTCATGCCGCCGACGACCGAACAGGCCGTGATCATGCTCGCCTCCCATTTCTACGAGAGCCGGGACGGCAGCACGGGCGGATTTTTCGCCGATAACGTGCAGGCCGGACAGCAGGTATGGAACGCAGTGAATACGCTGCTCCGGCTCGATCGGGACTGGAAGGTCGGCGTATGAGCTTTGGCAAGATGAACATACGTATCTCGATTGCAGAGGAAACGGTAACAAAAGACGCGGATGGTTTCGCAACAAAAACCGATATCATCCTCGCTTCTCCCCACGCCTATCGGGAAGGGCGGCACGGTTCCCAGAAATGGGTCAACCGTGCCGCTTTTTCCGAGGCGACCGATCTGTTCCGATTCCGGGTCATCCCCGGACTGACCGTTACGACGGAGCATGTGATCCTGTGCGACGGAGAGCGGTTTGAGATCACTTCGGTCGAGGATGTGAAGGGGCGAAAGATGTACATTGAGGTGCTGGCAAAGAAGATGGAGGCGGCCCGTGGGTAGGATAACTATAAAAATGCCGACCCAGTTCATGGATCAGCTAACGAAGGCTACGGAGAAAACGG